CAACAGTTGAGCAATGGCTAAGTTAAATTGTGCAGTGACAAAGTTAGGATCAGCTGACACTGCATATTCAAGAAACGGTATGGCTTGTTTGGGCTCGCCTATCTCTCTGAGAACATTGCCATAGTTACTCCATGCCGCCAAGTTATTGCGATCTTGCACAAATGCCTGTGCATACGATGACAGTGCTTGTTCGTACAAGTCTTGACTTCTATATTCGTTACCAAGGTCTACAAGTTGATTGCTATTCATCAGGTATTTAAAATGTATTTTGCACTAAATAAAATTTGTACGCATGGTGCGTCTTATGCGGGACACCACCCGCGTAGTGGCTAGAACCCACATCGGACTTCTTTAAGGAGAAAACAAAATGGGACGTCCTCTCAAAATTCAAAAGTATTCTACTAATTCTGGAATCAATACCCCAGGTGCAGCAGTGGGTATTGACATTGGTTTTCCAAACTTTGGTTCACTGACCGATCCAGTTTACAATGCTAATCCGCAGACTCTCAGTGCTGCAGATTATCTTGGTGTAGTTGGTGGTTTACGTACCACAGCCACCACAGCAACCAATCCTGTGGTAAAATGTATTGTCAACATTACCAACAGCTACACTGGGTCAGATGATGGAGTTATCCTGCGTCAAAAAGGATCTCACAAGTTCTTGGTGGCCACAAACACAGCCATTGATCCTGCCAATGCAGTAGTTGGCGTAAGTGTTCGTATTGCCAGCCTGGGTGATACTAACTGGACTGCTATGGGTGCTCCAATTGGCGCAGCAGTGGGAACGATTTTCTTGGTTACAGCAGCAGCAGGCGCCGGTACCACAGGTACTTGCCAAGAAGTTGGTGTCTGTGTGCTAGACAACGATGCTACACCAGCAGCTGGATACATGGCCATTGGTTTCTCAGTGGGTGATAGTTCTATCACTTACATCAGTAAGTTAACCAACAAGTGGTTGCTTGACTGGACTGGTGGTAACGACTATGCTTACACCAGTGTAACCAACGATGTTCGTTATGCATCTAACTTCTTCACCGACGAAGGAACTGTGATCAAGTCTGGTACCGCACAACAGACTGTAATCCCAGGTCAAGTTGAAAAGTGGACTAGTTAATATTTTTTACTTGAATTAAATCCTCTCTGGAATACATACAGAGAGGATTTTTTATGACTATAGCATTTGCGTTGGGCAACGGTGTCAGCCGTAAAGAAATTGATTTAAACATATTGGCCAAAGTTGGCCGTGTGTATGGCTGCAATAGACTTTATCAAGAGTTTGTGCCAACTGCGCTGGTCGCAACAGATCGATTGATCGCAACAGAAATACAAGAATCTGGTTGGAGTGGGAAACATAGATTTCATACCAGGAAGCCCATACCTGGCCTAGGAGCACAGTCTGTTCCCAAGCAATATTACGGTTCTAGTTCAGGGCCTATCTGTGTGGCAATCAGTTGCTTGGATGGTAATCAACAAGTGTATCTACTGGGGTTTGACCTAGGTCCCACAGAAGCTGGTAGGTTTAACAATGTATATGCAGACACTTTGTACTATAAAAAGAGCACAGACCTGCCCACATTTACAGGAAATTGGATCAAACAAATAATACAAGTTGCCAATGATTTTAAAACCGTAGAATTTGTTCGAGTTTTTGGCGCAACAACTGCAAAAATACCCGAATTTGAAACAGTGCCAAACTTAAAAAGCATGCAAATGAGCCAATTTTTAGAGTGGATAAATAACGAAAAGGATTTCTAAATGTCTACCACTAAAAGAGTTTCTGGTAATTTTACAATTGAAACTTTGGGTTCAAATAACATTACTCTTACAGCAAACGCTGTATCAGTCTCCAACACAATTTTAGCCAATGCAATTGTTGCCAGCCAAACCAGTAATTTTGCCAATGTCAATGCAGGTAATATCAGCATCACTGGGCAAATAGCTGCTGGTGTTTTTGTCGGTGACGGTACAGGTATTACAGGCATTGCAGCTGGTAATGCTTTAGGTAATATTATTTCTTATGGTACCTCAAATGTAGCAATTCCTGACCTGTCAGGTAATATTAGAATGGCAGTGGGCGGCGTTGCCAATGTTTTGTTGGTGTCCCCTGGTGGTGCAAATGTCAGTGGAAATATGTCAGCAGACGCTTACTACTGGAGCAATGGCGTTCCTTTTGCCAGTGGTACAGTGACATACGATTCAGTGCCAGTGGCCCCAGTTAGTCCCAATGTTGGTGATTTCTGGTTTAACACTACCAATGGAATCTTGTATCAATACAACGACGATGGTGACTCAAATCAATGGGTTGACATCAGCGGCATAGGTACACCGCCAGCAATGACTGGAGCTGATGCTAACACAGTATTACAGCGTGACATTAACGGCAGTGCCAGTGCCAATCGATACCTTGGCAATGGCGTAACTGTGTCAGGGAACGTTCAAACCACAGCCGGTTATTTTCTTGGCAACGGTTCTTTGTTGACTGGTATCCAAACATCAACTGCAAATATTTTTAGTGGTACAACAATTTTACAAGTGGTTTCTCCCAGTGGTGATATCAAGGCCACTATTGGTGGTTTAGACGTTGTAAGTATTACGTCTGATGGTATTATGAACAATCAGGCCAATAATGTTGGCAACATAGGTAGTAGCGTAAAATATTTTAACACTGTTTTTGCTACTTCAACATCGGCAAAATATGCTGACTTGGCTGAAATTTTTGAATCAGACTTACCACACGAACCTGGCACTGTATTGATATTTGGTGGTACACACGAAGTAACTGTCACAACAACCAATCATGATCCAAGGGTAGCTGGAGTTGTCAGTACTGCACCAGCTTATTTGATGAATACAAAAAATACCGGTGTACCATTGGCATTAACTGGTAGAGTACCAGCCAAAATTAAAGGCCCAATCAACAAAGGTGATTTAATTGTCACCAGTGATATATCTGGCGTTGGTCAAGCCCTTGATGCAGCTAGTTGGATACCAGGCTGTGTCATAGGAAAAAGTCTAGAATCTATAAGTGATGATAGGATAGAAATGATTGAAATTGCAGTAGGGAGATATTAATGGCATTTTTCCCACCTACCCCGTCCGATGGCGATCAAGCCAATGTTGGTAATATCATATATCAATGGAGCACTGCATTAGGTGCTTGGAATCGCGTTGGAACAACAGTTGTCCAACTTGTTGATGGTCAAAATGTAACTCTAAGTGGAAACTTACAAGTCAATGGCTTGGGCACTTCCCTTTTTACCACCAATATCACAACATCCAAAGCTATAACTGCGTCATTGAACATTAGTTCTTCGGGGAATGTTGTAGGTAGTAATTTGGTAACAAACGGTGGTTTATATGTCACTGGTAACACAGAAACCGGTGCACTGTCGGTGACAGGGGTAGCAACCAGTGGATCTCTTAACACTGGATTGATTACAGCCACTGGTGTTTCAAGTTCGGGCTCAATACAGAGCAGCGGTAATGTCAACGCAATTAACACAGTCACAGCTTCTACTTTGAGTTCAACTGGTAATATCACTGTAAACGGTAATATCGTTGGCGGTGGTTCAGTTGGAGTCCCGGGTAATATATCTGGTGGTAATTTGATTAGTCTGTCAGAAATTCAGTCTATTGGTGCAATCAGTACTGCTGGCAATGTTGTTGCTGCTGGCAATGTAAGCGGACAGTATGTGTTTGGAAACGCTTATTTTATGACTGGTATATCTGCCGGAGGTGGTAGTGGACTGGGCACTAGATCAAACGTAACCATTACCACTGGTAGTATTGCCAATGGTGTCACTGTGGAAACCTCATTTACTGCTTATAAAGGATACGCTCTATATAAAATCTTTACCAGCCAGGGCGCATGGGTAAGAGTCTATACCAGCCAGGCTGCTAGAACCACAGACGCTAGTAGAAGTATTTTTAACGATCCACAACCGGGGTCTGGAGTAGTTGCTGAAGTTGTTACCCTTAATCCCAATGAAACCACTTTAATGAGTCCAGCTACAATTGGTTGGAACAACGAAGCTACACCAAGTAATGTTATCCCAGTTTCTATAACGAACATAAGCGGAGACTCTGCTAATATTGAAGTGATCTTTACTGTTCTGCAACTAGAGGTTTAATAACTATGATGCATGGTTTACCAACTCACGATGATGTCATAGCCGAACTGGGTGAGAAGCCTCATCCCCAGGCTATAATGGAGCATGCCCAACATTTTCTAGGGGTAAACACACCAGTTATTGTCAAAGAGGACGAGCAATATCCTTATGTGGTGACTCTAAATTCATACGAAGAACTTGAAAACTTCTACGATGAAATGGAAAGTCCTGCGTCTCGTGGATATGCTCCACACCGTGTGGTAGAGTGCACTGATCGTATGCACACTTGCCGAAGTGTTGTTTATAATCTAACACCAACTGAAGCACAAAGGCTAAATCTTGATCAACGAATTCACGCGGTTGAATTGCATCCATCTTTGACAGGCGTAAAGCCAAGACCTTTGGGTTATGAATTCAGCAATGAGTGGGACAAAAGTGGAACCACTACCAGCAATATGAAAAACTGGGGGCTTCTCAGATGCACAAATGGTACACAGATTCCAGACTGGGGCAGTGATGGTATACCCAATCAATCTGGAGCCGCTATAACGACCAGCAGTGGTGTCAATGTTGATTGTTTGGTGTTTGATGGGAATATATTACCTAACCATCCTGAATACGCAATAAATCCTGATGGAACAGGTGGTTCAAGAGTAATTCAATACAACTGGTGGAGTTTAAACGAACGTCTGTTGGGTCAACCAAACGGCAATTACAATTATTCATTGGGTTCACAGGGCAACAACGGGCATGGTATACATGTAGCAGGTATTATGGCCGGAAACACATGTGGCTGGGCACAAAATTCCAATATCTATAATTTAAGCCCCTACGGTGAACAAAACAATCAAGGTGTTCCGCCAACAGATGGAGCCGGTGCCCCGGATCTTACCACTCTTGTCAACTACATACGACTGTTCGTCAAAGAGCAAAAGCCAATTAATCCTGCCACTGGTAGAAAAAATCCGTTAATTGTCAACATGAGTTTTGGTACCTTTGGTAGTTATTTCCCCTACAATAATGGTACAGTTTATGTAAATCAGTTGAGATATCGGAACAACACAATAGATTATCCTGCATCTGCTCCGCCCAATCAAAACGATTATCAAAAAGTTTACAATGGCAATTGGACACCCAAACAATTCTTAGACTATGGTGTGCAGCTTTATCAGCCATACATTGATATCTACGGTGTGATTTTGTATTGGTATCAAAATCAAGTCGCAGCAACCGATCAAGCCATTTTAGACGGAGCCGATGAAGGTATTGTATGGGTAGCAGCTTTGGGAAATCAATGGGATCAAGCGCATCATGAAAGCAATAATCCTGATTACGATAACTATCTA